ATTTTGCCAGTTCGGCGTCTGGCTGTCATCTATCTGGTTCCACAGATACGCAGCGGCAGTAGCGTCCACAACCAGCACTCCATCCGAAAGGGAGGCTTGGAATGTCGCCCGCGTTTGCATGATGTCTTGTGCTGCTGCGCCCTCGACCATCCGCACGGTAAAGGTTGACGGCAAAACGGTGACCACCTCAGCGGCGCTGGCGCCCTCGGCCACACTGCCCGTGACGAGCTGGATGAACACGCTGGAAGTGGCATCGGAGGGACGCGCGGTGTCAGACACACTGGCCGGTACCAAAAACGCCACAGACACCGCATCTGATCCGCGGGCGGTATCCGCCACAACGGCCGCATAAACGGTGCGCCCAAAAAGGACATCAAGCGCTGCGACTGTGTCGGAAACCGCGGAGCGGAACACTGCCAACGTACTCGGTACATCCAGCGCGGTCGCCGTATCTGAGACACTGACGGGCATGCGCTTTGTGCTGGTGGCGGTATCGGTTGGCCGCGCAGTCTCCGACAGCGTGGATGGGATAGCAAAGGTTGACGCCCCTGTATCCAGTGCGGTCGCTGTGTTGGTCGTGCTCGAATTAAACCCCGCACCGGCAGTGGGCACATCTTGCGCGGCTGCAGTCTCAGATACACCGACTTGGTTCACTTCGTTGGCGCCAATGCTTATGCTGGCCGTTACGAGGTCCGAGAATCCCGCATCTACGGGGGAGATGGTGAACACGGAGTCCACCCCAGTTGCCGTGTCGGTAACTGCCCCAGCAACGGGTTTGATGGCAGATGTAGCATCCAGCGCAGTCGTGGAATCAGCTACCGCCGAAGCATATGTGGTGGGCGGCCCAGCGCCGTAGATGTAACTTACCGCCAAATAGTCGAGGCTGCCGCCAGCGGTGAACACAAGGTTGGTGTTATTCCCGCCGTTCGTGCTGTTGGCCCCCATGAACCATGTGCCTGACTGGCGCAGGACGGCTTGGGTTGTGTTGGTTGACCCCAGCGTTGCAAGGGTTCCGGAAGCGCCAGACACACTGAACGATGAGGTGAACTCATTGGTGGTGCCGCCGGTGAACCGCACGATGTTGCCGGTAGTGGGGACAACCGTAAAATTTGTAAACTTGTTGCTGCCGCTAACGGTCAACTGCCCAGTACCCGCGTTCGTCACAGTGGGGTAGCCTTGGTACCCCCCGCCCGCAAAAGTGCGGGTTGCTGTACCGGTAAACTGGATCGTACCGGTGCCGGTCATCGAAAACCCGGTACCAGAGTGCGTAAACCCACCGGAGCCGGACAGGGACAATGTGCTCGTACCCAGAGCCAGTACGCGGGTGGTCGTGCCGGTTGCGGTAAACGACAGTGCGGACACCGCCTGATTGTTCGTGTCCAGCGTGCCCGCTAACAACGACATGTACCCGGAAACCCCGCCAACGGTCAGGGAATCTACCAACTGCCAATTCCCCCCACCAAACACGATGGGGCAGCCAAACGTAACGCCGTTTGAGGTAACTGTATTGGTCCCCCCCAAATTGTTGTTGAGCGTTAGGTAGGCTGAACTTGACGGAACAGTCATGCCGGTGCCGAGCACAACACTGCCGCGAATCGCCATAAACGATGCAAAGGTCATCGCCCCGGTATAACCCGTGCAGGTTAGCGCCCGAATATTGACAAACGACCCACTGAACGAAAGGGCGTACGCGCCAGAGGTAACGTAGATGTCTAGTTCCGCGGCGCCCGGGGCCACTGAGCAAGTTCCAGATGTGCGACTTATATCAAGCCGCTTACTGCCAGTAGTTGTCAGCCCAGTGTTATTGATGGTTACAACCGCGCCAGTAGCGCTTCCGTTAATTACAATTTTCCCGGTGCCGAATGCAAGGGTTCTACCGGTGGTGACGTTGCTGGTAAATATTGGCCCGCGGAGAATAAAACTCGCCAAACTTAGCGTCCCGGCATCAAAGGTAATGCTCCGGCTTGTTCCAACGCCAAACTCTGAGGCCAGGGTCCACGTAGCAACGGAGCTGTTAAAGACCGCGCTACAGCCCAGCGTCACTCCTTTGGTGTCTATCGTAAACGAGCCTGTGCCGCCAAAAGTCATGACCGATGTCGAGGACCACACCGCCGTGGCTGTCAGGGTCAATGATTGGAGGAGTACGCCTGACGACGCCGTTCCTGCAAACGTCACCGTGCCCGCAGTGTTCGAGATAGCGTCAACCACCAAAGAGGTGTAGCTGATTGTGACGGTGTACGTCGTTGCCTGATCAAAAACGGCAGTGTCGCCCGCCGCTGGCACAGACGCGCCGGAGGCCCCGCCGCTAGTGGCCGACCAGTTTGTTGTGGATGAGGAGTTCCACGTACCTGACCCCCCAACCCAGTATCGGTTTGCCACTCGCTACTCCTTAAAACAAAACACCCGCCACAGCGGGTGTTGGTACGTTGGCTCCGATTACTCGGTTACCATCAGCTCCAGAAGCTCCTCAGCGAACCATCGCTGTTGGGTTTCACCAGTCTCGGTCACCCACTCCAGCAGGCACGACACTTTACCGTCGTCGTCCATGGCCATCTTCTGGACCGCGCCAGATGGGACAACCATCTTGAGCTTCACCACGTCGTCTTTTTTAAACAGTGCCATGGTCAGCTCCTTACACAGCGTCGAGGTTAAATGTATAGGTCACGTTCAGCGTGTCACCAGACACAACTGCACGATCGCCGGGGGCAGAGAAGTCAGCAGCCGAGAACAAGGTGCCGGTCGTGCCAGATTTGGTGCTGTTGCTGATCAAGAACGCGCCGCCAACAGTGGCTGTGGCGTTGATCGTGAACGCAGCAGGAGACGCGCTGTTGCTGATAACAGAAGGGTCTGCGGTGGTAGCAGTGCCGAATGTGCACACTGGGCGTGTGGCGTTGCTGTAAGGAACGACTTCGGTCCAGCCAGCATGCGAAGCAGCTGTGTCGCCAGCAGCAGGGGTGTTCGATGCGCCGGCGCCGTACAGGCCGATGTACCAAGCGGCCGTGTAGGCCGAACCCGAGAAATACTTGGCGTTCATGTCCTGCAGGCCGACGTTGACCACGAGGTTGTGGGACTCTGCTTCCCACTTCAAGTTGCCGTCTGCGTCCAGACACTCGACACGGAAAACGCCGCCGCCCTTAACACCGGCTGCGCCATCGCCTGCGCGAGATACGTTGCCAGCGACGATGTCGGTGGATGATGCTTTATGGATCGACATGGAAGTGTCCTTATTCAAATCGAACGAGCGCGGACGTCGCGGTGTTCGCGGGCATCTGCACAGTGAATGTGGTGATCGAAACTTTGTCCGAGCCGAAGTCCAACACTGCAACGGACTTGTTGCTCTTGCTGGCATTATAGATGAGGGCTCCGCGCGCCGTAAAGCTCGCGCCCGGCCATACTGCGTTGTCAAAGCTCGCGTACGCTGTAGTCCCGGAGGTCAGAACTGTTGCACCCGTCAGCGTGATGCCGCCGGCAGTGTACCCAGCCCCGGTGACTTCGTTGGCGGCCGAATACTCGGTTGTGCCAGCATCCAGCGTCGCGTTGGCGGTGTACAGCGCAATCTTGAGCGTGTCAGTTACCAAGTCCTGCGCCCCAAGCAGGGCGTCCTGCTTGAAGCTGGTGGTGAGCGTTTGAATAAATGCCATCAGCTCACCTGTGCCCGAACTTGACCATCACGATACGCATCCATGCGCTGCTTGCCGTCGCCCAGATTTTTCAACAGGGTAATCGACTGGACGTACATGTCCTGATACATCTTGACCATGTCCTCAGGACCCTTCATGTAGCGAATCGCTTCCACCAGCGTGCCGTTGAGCAACGCGGAATCGAAGTTGTCGCCGAGCCATGTCTGGCCAGCAGTGACGATCGACTCAGGGTAGTAGTAGAAGTTCAGCTCGACAGCGTAGTTGGAGTCGGGCGTTGGGCCAAGAATAAACGACAGCTCTTTGGCATTCGTCGTAGACGGGCCGAAGATTGCGTAGTGCTTTGGCAGACCGGAGGTGGTCGGGTTCGGGTACGCCTCGCGGATGAAGTTGACGTCTTTGTTCAGCAGGTACTGGTAGTTCCCGGCTGTATCCACAACCGCTATCGAGTACGCCGACAAAAAATCATCGGGGCAG